TAAAGGTACCTAGACCCCTTTTTTTTTGCTTCCTTAGATACTTTCAAAATGACGGTGCCACGGTGCCACGGTGCCAAGGTGTCAATACACTTTCTTGATTGATTATTTTTTTTTATCAAATTTCAAAAAATTGAAATACTTTAGGAGAATTATTGTTAGAATATATTATTCTATCAAAAACCATATAAAGAAAATCTTATTGTAGTATATATAACAAAAATGGCATCTATTATCGACTTTTGCGTATTGAACAACATTGCGTGGTTCCCTGTCAAACTGAACATATATCCTGACTCGAAAGAACAAGGTAAGATGGTTAAAGAATTGATGGAAATGAATGAGATGGGTTATAAAGGGAAACCAAAGCCTACTGATTTCGCAGAACTATCTAATGATATTATCAAGCAAAGACAAAAATATGTGAATGATTATGATTATATTGCTATGGATACTCGTACAGTATTTCATATTGATATCGATACTCCTAACCCTCCTCAACTATTTACTGATATGTTGAAGAATAATCCATATTTCAAATCTGCCACTAAATCGTACGGTGCGCATATACTTACATTTGTTGATGGAGAACCATCTTCCCAGAGAGAAGTATTATACACTGATTCGGATGGTAAAGATGTTGAATTATTAGCAGGACAATGGAGTTATGCTCACAAAAAATCACAAATATGGAATTATGAAATGTCCATTCAAAGTGTCCATATTGATAAAATTAGACTGGCACCGTCCAATAAAATGTCCAAGATAAGACCAAAAAAATTACGTATTGTAGATACTTTGAAAAACACGGTGCCAAGGTGTCAGGTGTCAAGTGATCTTAATGAAGATTATGACAAAATGCGTAAATTACAAAAATGTTGGAGTACTGGTAAACTTAACTCTTATACTAATTGGAGGGATTTCACATTTGCCTGTATTAATATATTTGGTGATGATGGTATCACTATATGGAATGAAATATCGAGTATGTATAGTGGATATAACTCTGCTAATAATGAAGTTCAATGGGTTTCGATGTCGCGTGCCAATGGAACACACAGAATCGGTTGGGGTCGTTTGTTTGAATGGGCAAAACAAGATAATATGATATTATATGAAGAAATGTTTAAAGACGAATGGACAAAATTAATCAAACAATTTATTCAACCTATATTTGATAATGGTAATGTACCAAGTTCAACCGATGTTGAATTGGCTAAAATTATTAAATTATGTTTAGATGGGAGAATATTCGTAAAGGTTGAAAAAAAATCCACATTGGTGTATCTCTATTATGAAGACGAATGGGTTAATGTACCTGATCCACATCATTTAGTTAAGGGTGTTATCATTGAAATTTTTACAAAATTATTGTATATCTGTTATGATATTTTAGCGGATTTCGATAAACGTGCCATTCGTGATGAAGATTTGAAAGAAAAAGCAAAAACACTTCGTAAAGGTGTTGATAAATTACAAACTATACAAAACGAAAATAAAATCAAGTCTGTATGTAATACACTTTTACACGAACTATCCAAAAGCAAATGCGACATTGAGTTTGATGTTAATGATGAACAGCGAATGAATATTCATTTTCGCAATGGCGTATATGAACTCGATAAAGGAGTGTTTCGTAAACGTCGGCAAGACGATTATATTACCAAATATTTGGACTGGAATTATATGCCTTATGAAAAGATTAGTAGAGAAGCAATGAATTACGTACAGAAGTTCTTTACTCAATTACAACCTAACCAAGAACAGAGAGAATTTACTCTTTCGTGGTTGTATTACTGTATCACTGGTAAAATGGATAAACAGATTATGAAATTCAATGTTGGATATTCTGCTTCTAACGGTAAATCCACAGAAATTGCCGTTCATCGTAAAGTATTCGATATATATACAGCCAAGTTAGATAATAAGGTTTTTACACAAGGGTTCGCACAGAGACACAAACATATTCATATTTGTTTCACTAATCCTATACGTCTCGCATATATGGAAGAATTGCCTCCGTCAAAGCGAATGGATGACGAATATATGAAAGAGTGGGTTGACGGAAGAGAAATCAGTTGCGAAATTATGTTCGGTACATCAGTACAGAGAACTATTCAAGCTAAACTTATGGCCGTTAGCAACAATGATCCGACTTTCAAAAACGACAGTGGTGTTAAGAGACGCGGTAGACAACAGCATTACAATAGTCAGTTCGTCGATGCTCAATATGTTGATGAAGCCAATCACAAGTATTTGTGTGTTAATGATTTCGAAAGAATATTCGATGATCCCATATACAAGAACGCATATTTTCATACATTACTACAAAACAAGGAACTCAAAATACCGCAGAAGGCTATTGATGATTTTAAGGAAGCAGTTGAAACCAATGATAATATTACACCTACCATTGACGATTGGTTCAGTATTACCAAAAACCCTGATGACTTTGTATGTAAGAATACTATCGCATATCATTTCAACTGTCAAGAGGGTACACCCAGGTACAAAGAGGTTTCTGCGTATTTAAAACAGTTCGGTTGTACATATGACAAAGGTAAACGCACCTCTACAGGTAGAGGTGTATGGAAGGGTATTCGTCTATTAGAACAACACGAACTTAATCCTGATCAAGAACAGCTACCAGATGGAGACGCTACTGATAATGACACAGTTAGTGAAATTTAATTCATTATTGATTGATTATTGGATTTTAACAATATTTATATATCGAAATATATATAAATATATTATATTTAGGAAATATATAATAATGAGTGTTAATTCTCAAATACGTGATCGATTATTTGCTAATAAGCCCGATATATCACCTTCGACATTAAAAACTTATACATCTCTACTTACCTCATTATATTTAGAAGACCATACTAAAAACTCAAATGTTAATTTCGATTGGTTTGATAATGATGTACGCATTAAAGAACTTATTATTAATCGACCTTTATCATCTCAAAAAACTATATTATCAGGATTGGTTGCTATTACTCCATTAGAGACATATAAAGAAAATATTATGGAAATTAATCAGATACAAAATGAAGATGTGATTGACCAGGAAAAAACTCAAAAACAAGAAACTAACTGGTTAGATTGGAAGGATGTAGTAGATGTCTTTATTAATGCCACAGAGAGTATGAAACCCATATTTGCTAAAAAAGAATGGAATAATAACGATTTGAGTGAAGTTAGTTCATATATGCTATTGGCATTGGCAAGTGGATATTTTATTCCTCCTCGTAGATCTACTGACTGGAGTGAGATGAAAATTCGAAACTATGATACTGAAAAAGATAATTATTATGATAAGGGTGTATTTTATTTCAATACATACAAAACCGCAAATACTTATGGAAAACACAAAATCAAGATTACTGGCAATTTGAAAAAATTAATGACTATTATTATGAAACGCAATCCATACGATTATTTACTTGTCAATACCAATGGTGGAAAACTATTTACATCATCTATTACACAAAGACTTAATAAGTTTTTTGGAGATAAGAAAATCAGTACAGGTATGCTACGTCATATATTCCTTTCGCATATTCACGAGAGTACTCCATCATTGCGTTCATTGAAGAAATTAGCTAAGGATATGGGACATAGTGTTGAAATGGGAATGGAATACGCTAAAAAATAATTTTTAACGAAAATAATATAAAGGAAATATATATGTATTATATAGAATAATTAAAATGAATGATGGAACCAGTAATAGTATTTGCTCTAATGTGTGTATTGTTGAGTCTACGACTAAGAAGATTGGACGTCCACGCAAACATCCTGAGAGGGATGGTGGATACAAAAATAGAGATATCGAAAAAACCAGAGAATATCAACGCGAATATAAACGTAAAACATTGGGGTGTGTTCCACGAGACTTGCCCAAATCTGATAAATTGAAATTACATATTATGAAATTAACTAATCAGCTTAATTCCATCGCAATCAAGTCGAGTAAAGTTGGATTTAGTGAAGATTTTTAATTTTACACACTTTCTGTTTTTATATATTACTTTTTATAAAGTAATATATATAATGAGTATAATTACTGATACAAAAATTATTTCTCTTAATAGCGAAGATGGTCTGAGGAGAAACGATACATATTTATCTAATATGTTTTTTGATTTACCTAATTTAGTGAAAGATGATAAAACTGTTATACATAGACAGATATCGATATTAAATGCTCAACTTCCATTTTCATTTTATAATATTAATACTAATTACAATAAACTCAATTTATCTATTAATGGTATAACAAGAAATATTACAATTACAGATGGTAATTATAACTCTACCAATTTGTTTTCTACTCTTACATCGGCAATCTTCACAGCGTCGTCTCAAACGATTAACTTCGCAATCTCCAACATTACTGGATTGATTACAATGACATCCACTGCGAATTTTAGCATATTATCGACATCTACAATGAATAAATTACTCGGATTTTTAGAGAGAACCGCATACAATTCTACTTTAGTTGGTTCCACATATACACTTGTTGGTGTCTATCCACTTAATTTATTAGGAACAAAAAAATTACAATTACGATCTACTGTATTGAGTATGGGTAATTATTCCAGTAATAATGGAGGGTTAAATACATTATTATTGACAATACCTGTTAATGCCTCTCCTTTTGGAATGATCGATTATACCAGTATTTCGAATTCATTGATTTCATTTAGCAACAGTAATTTAGATGATATCGATATCACTATCACCGATGCCGAGGACAATAATTTCATTGATTTTCATAACCAAAATTGGACTATCACATTGGCAATATATGAATATAAGAAATTGTTGGATGGTCCAGTGGTTAATTTAGAAACATCTACTAATCAATTATTTCAACAGAAGCCGATCGAAAAACCGAAAAAAGTTCAAGATCCTGTTTTAGAGTTTTTACAAAAATAAATATCTCGGTTTATTTTATAAGATGTCAGTGTCTGTTTCTCTTCCAGCGCAATTAGATTTCGCAAGAAAGCCTCCTTCTCTCCCTGCCGGAGTTGAAAGTAAGTTAATGTCTTTTCAGGCGGTAAATGGGACTACATTTTCGCCCAACCAAGTCATAGAAATACAATTGCCTAGTCAAGCCGGTTTATATTTTGACCCTAAAACTTTGTTTTTAAGATATAAGATTACTTATACTTCTGGTGGTACTGCCGGTGTGGTGCGTGGGTTGCCTGCGTTCACCAGCTTTAGCAAGCTCGATGAATTCGTTGGCGCAACGTGCGTGAATAGCGTATACAACTATCATCAGGTTGCCAATATGTGGTATAACATCAATACTAATGTTGCCCAGAAATACGGTGAACAAAGTTCACTTGGTTTTGGTCCCGCTACCTCTACTCCTACTCTTAATCAAATGGAAAGTTATACTCTTCCCACTACCTCCGGAACAAATGATTTGTATTTGTCTATGCCTCTTGTATGTTCTGCTATTGGTTCCGCAGACAGATTTATTCCAAGTGGACTTATGTCTCCTATTAGATTCCAATTTACTATTGCTCCCATTAGCGATCAAGCAGTTGTATCAGCGAATATTACTGCTATTTCTGTCTCTGTACCTGAACTTTGTGTTCAAGGTATTCAGATGGGTGCTCAGACTGACGCTATGATTATGAGTATGGGTAATCCTACTCTTACTCTCAAGACTAATGCTTGGAGTAATGCCGGTTGTGGACGTATCGCATCTGGTTCATCTGGTCTACAAACTGTTGTTATTAATCACAGATATCGAAGTATTGAGAATCTTTACTGTCTTTTCTCTGGAGACACTGCCACTACTGATTTAAATGGATTTATGGATAGTCGTGATATTACACAATCCAACGGAAGTTATCAATTACAAATTGGACAAACGATGTATCCATCTCTGCCTCTATCTACTGTTAATCACAAAACTGCCGTTCTTCAATATCTTAAAGAAACTACTGGGTCTATTAATGATTACAAGAACTCTGGTATGAGTATTAACTCTGTTGAGTTCGCATATACTGCTAATGCTACTGCTACTACTGCCGTCGAACCTGCCAAGTTCTATTTGGGACTTCCTCTTTCCAAGATCCAGCCTTCTCCTACTGCCACGAATGCCCTTTTATCTGGTGTGGATGCTTCATCTGCTCCTATCTCTCTTTTGGTCAATATTGGTACTGCTACATCTACTCAGAACTACAATGTGTTCGCAGTTGCTCATTACAGTCAATTGATCGAAATTGACCCTGTTTCTAAATTGGTTCAAGTTGTTTTTTAAGTAGAGAAACACTCCTTTAGGTTTTTTGATTGTATAGAAATGTTCGAAAAATAGTGGTTTTCAGAGTTAATATATATATATTTTATTGTATTATTATATAAAGCATATATGAGTGTTTTTGGTATAACTATAAAAGAAAACGAAGCTCCTCCATTGAAACGACCTACTTTTTTAGTGGATGGGAAATTAGACGATAAATTGGATGATTATGAAATTACCAAGCTAATGAACCGCAGTAATTTCACGTTATTTCTTGGACGAGCAGGTAGCGGAAAAACTTCAATGATTATTTCGCTTTTGAATACTCCAGAATTATTCAAAAAAGTATATCATAATGTATTTCTATTTATGGGAAAGAATAGTAGAGATAGTATTAAAGGTGGTTTCTTTGATAAGAAAATTCCTCCCGAAAATATATTTGATGATCTGACAATAAACAATTTAGACGAAGTTTATGAACGTATTAAAGAAGACGCAGACGAAGGATATCGAAGTTTAATAATTATGGATGATGTACAAAAACAGTTAAAAGAAAATGAAGTACAAAAACAACTATTACACATTGTCAATAATCGTCGTCATTTAAAAACAAGTATTTGGTGTGCCAATCAAAATTATATCAACCTCCCGAGAAGTGTGAGAATGGGTTTGACAGATATGTTTGTATGGAAGGTCAATAAGCGTGAAATGGAAAATATATTTACTGAGCAGATCGAACAACATAAAGACAAATTTCAAGATGTATTGAAACTGCTATATCAAGAACCACACGATTTTTTTTATTTAAATACAAATAGTCAACGAATGTTTAACAATTGGGATGAAATAATTATAGAAGAGTAATATTGCGAGGGGCTCTGCCCCTACGCTTTACCCCGATTTTTTCCATACTTTTTTCTAAAAAGTATATATATGCCTTTTCCACTTAAATTAATGCCAATTAAAGAAGGTAAATTAAAAATACAGCCATTATATGACAAAATCCATCCAATAGTAGCAAGACCAGTATTTTTTGACCCAGACACAAATCAGATTATTGATAGAAGTCCACAAGAACCAGAAAAAGAGAAACCATTTAGCGATATTTTAAAAAAAAAATGAAATGATATTATATAATGAGTGAAAAAGTCGTACAAGTCGTATTAACTTCATCAAACTGGATTTCAGGAAGTGTAAGTAATAATGCTAATTATTTTATTGATTGGAATGCTATATTAAAACCCAATGTTCCATATAAATTTCATTGGTCTTACATTGGCGGAACAAATATCTATGATGGAACAAAACCAGCTTTTGTAGAGTTCGATTTCACAAAAGAAGTATATTTAGCCGGATCTACTGGCGGAGCACAAACATCTAATATTGTTGGATTTTTAATTCCTGTTGTTATAACTCCTTCCACGAATACTTGTTTTTTAACGGCCAATTTAAATACCAATGAACCTGTATGGATGGCATCTAGACCACATAAAAACTTTTTTAATGTAAAAATCGTTGATAGTACAGGTGCTTTGTGGACTGATAATGCAGGAACTCCAGCAGTTCCAGCCGGATGGACTATTATAATACATTTTACTGAAGCAGAACAATCATAAAGATATACTGAAAACGAAATAAAAAGGAAGGGGGTGTGGGGGAAACCATTGGTTTCCCTACAAAATATCTTATGATAATATAAATGAGTATACATAGAAAAGATAAACGTGTGATACAAGTTATTTGTAATAGCGCAAACGCTATGAGTGGAAGCACAACTACGAATGCTAC